GAAGGTTGTACAAATACTTCTTGCTCAAAACGTTTAAGAAGTGTTGTTATTGATAGTACAACAACAGAAACCGGTCCTCTTACATTGACCCACGACGCAATTAACTATGGTAACAGATTTCCAATCAAGTGTTATCAGGGTGAATTGAAAACTATAAAGTTTGATGGTAAAGATTTTATTACCGGTTTGGAAAAACGAAAGAATAGCAGTAACTATTCTTTGGTTACTGACAATAATCTCGGTCAACGCTTTGATATTGACGATATTTCATTTAGTAACTGGTACGGTATTCGTGACCCATTTGCAGTAAATTACAGACGTAAAAAGAATGACTCCGTTTATGCTCCAAATAATGGATTAACAAAAGTTTATACTCGATTCAAAGGCGAAGCTGGTTCTAAGATTTTTAGCATTGAAGACCGTTCTATTCTTTTAAATGAATCTATCCTTACCAACTTTGGAGCAAATCCACAAGGCGATGCACGTCCATGTATTTGTTATGTTGAAACAAATCCGGATAAAACTATAAGTGTTAATTTCGGTCCGTTCTCATATCTGTCTCAGCTTGCCATTGAAGGTAAATACGACGATGCTACGGGTACAACTGAATATCCTGATTTATATGTAGAATACCTTTCCACTCGCGGTGCTCATGGAAATAAGGCAGGTATTTTAGAAAGTGTCCTTACAAACAATGCGAAACTAATGCTTCATACTTCCATTGGTGTTTTCGATATTACAAATAATATTCAATTTGTATTCTCTGGCGACCTTATTGGCGGTGAGAATTTCGAAGATAAAAAAGAAATGTATGACAATGCTGAAGCTTACTGGACTTCCCAATTAAAGCTCGTATCTAAACGTGACTTCATCAATTATTTTAATTCTTTGTCAAGTCCAATAGATGTCATTACAACGCTTATTTTCGGACTTAGAGAACTTGACAATACTTTTGAAGTTAATCAGTTCAAAAAGAAAAAAGAACAAGTGGAAGATAATACGTTGGATATTAACCTCAACTTTCTATTCTACGTTCTTGCCAGCCATATGTATATCAATGTAGGTAAGGGCTTATATTTGCCAAGAAACATTTTTGTTAAAGATAGTAAAGAAGAATGGGTTAATGATGGTTTAGTTCCTGAATCTGAAAATATGGAAAACCCAGCAATGCTTTACTGTGACGAATATAATGACCATATTCTTGACTATATCAAATGTCTTGTATCACAGGAATCTTTCTATAATTATTACGCACTTGTACAAGGCGAAGTTGAACAGACTGACCCACAATACGTAAAGAATATTAAGGAAATCGCACATAATGTAAATCTATTGACACCGACAAATACTGCTATTATGTCGTTACCACCTTTCTTCCATTACTATGACTTAGTTGGTAGTATCGAAGTCGATCCTGGTACCACAAACTTAGATGACTTCAAAGAAAAGTTAAACAATAAACTTTATAAGTATCTTGATACATTGACGCTTGAAACACGCGAAATCTATAAATCCAATCTTATTAAGCTATGCATGGAAGAAGACCATGTTTTGAATGCAAATTTGGATTTAAAGGTATCTAATATCATTGCTCCGGAATTTAAGCAAAACCAATGGAACGAAGAAGACCAGCATAAAGGTGTTCGTGTTATTCTTAATACTGAAAAACTTACTTCTGAATACGATAAGTATAAAAACTGGCAGAATTATAAGTATGATTTGATTTTCAATGAAATCATAATTCCGAAGACTGATAGTAAGCGTAAACCGTATGATTTAAAAAATGTAACTGATGAAAGTTCAATACACATTCAGTTTAGAATTTATAACTATCAGGCTAGTGGCAGTGTTTCGAATGATGAAAAAGCTTCTACAGTTGACCATGTAAGTAAGTTTACTTATGAAGAATTTGATAACTATATCAAGATTTACTTGCATACACCATATATTGGAACTCAGATTTCATTACCGCCAGATTTTGCATCAAATGTTCTTTATAGAGCTACTACAGACTATTTTACAGACCCGGACCAGGCTTCCAGTGAAATCCAGGAACAGCTTAATGCTGACCTTATAGCACACGGTGAAAGTCCGACCATTTGTAGATTATACAACATTATTGCTCGTGACAGTAATAACGGTTTTGTAACCGTTACTTCTTACGGTAATAACTACTGGTCTGATTCCAAGTATGAAATCTCTGAAGCCCGTGCTAAAGAATATAGGCTTTCGTTAAAAGAATTGAAAAATCTAAATGCCGATGTTCTTAAATGGATGAAAGGTTTGAAGATTCATGATACTGCCGACCGTGCCATTGACTTGCCTTACAATATCAAGTCTTTTGACGTAATCACACGTACAGAAACTATTATGCGTCGTGGTGATTTAAAGGCTTCTGAAGATGATACCCTTTCTGAAAAGGAATTCTGGAATTATTTGATTAAGGTAATTCTCAATAAGTATTATCCAAATATTACAGAATCTACAGACATATATGGTAACGACTGGAAAGCTGCTGAACGTCTTATTATCGACCTTTACAAGTTGATTAAACCAGGTATTTCAGACTCCATTTTGGATGATAACAATAACGTAGTTAACTATTCTATGGACCAGGATATTGCAATTATAAGATGCATGTTCGATGTCAAGTATCAATCCCGCATATAAATAATGTATGGATTATACAGAATTAACTACTGAAGAACTAATAGAACGTTTTCGCTCATTCATGAAAAATAAGACTTTCTTTGATAAAATCAAAGCGAGTTGTTTCTATCCTAAATTTCTCCAAGTATTAAGTGATACTTGTGATAGGATAAATTTCTATACCCAAAGATGTGCTGAAGAACGCTTATTGGAAACTTCAAAAATTAAGTCAAATCATATCAAGCATTGTCAAAATCTTGGTTATGGTCCTCGTCGTCCGGTTCCGGCACAGGCTGAATTTATTATTCAGTTAAAAGGACCATTCCCGGAAGAAATTAATAAGGCAGGAACGGAAATATTCTTTAACCAAGACTCTCTTGCCTTGACTTTTGCGAATATGCCATTCATTCTCGACAGTAGTTATTCCTATGTTCTTACCGATGAAGATATTACTTATTGTCATGAAGCAGACTGGCAGAAAAATCTTGTTAATGCCGTTCCGCATACGAATAGCGTTTATATGCCATTACAAGGTATCAACTTTGTAAATACTGAAAATGTTACGCCTATCAAATGTTTCCAGGGTGAACGTAAAACATATAAAATCGAAGGACAATCTGTATTAAATAAAATTGCAAAACCAGAACAGTCTTACAATATTCCAGATAAGACATTCTCTAACTGGTATGGTAATCGTGACCCTTATGCTTATAACGGTGATAGAAATTATGTTCAGAAAAATAGCTGGTGCCAAGTAGGTATCGGCGAAACTGAAGAAGATGCATTCGCCGATGAAGCTTTATTCGATATTGAAACACATTCCATAAAGTTAAATAAAAAGTACAAGAATATTAATCCTGAAACTTCGGATCTACTCAAGAAAAAACTATATGAGGTTATTTCACATCCAAAGAATCTTGATACATTGTATCTCGAACAGACCATTAAGGAGCTTCTTGCATTACAGTTGCGTATCTGTAAGATAACAACAAATCCGGATGAAACCGTAAAGGTAACATTCGGTCGTGACCATAACGTAGTAAATGGTTTGATGAAAACAACCGATAATTTCTATATCAAATATATTTCTACTATGGGCAAGGCCGCAAATAGAAAGCATGTCTCAGGTGCAAGTATTATAATAAATACTCCTGTTTATGCAAGTGTAAACGGTAATATCATTGACGTAAGTTCCAATGTTTCGTTTATTTTAAATTCTGATATTTATGGTGGTGACGATTTCGAATCCATGGCAAGTATGAAGGTCAATGGCCCTGCATATTTCAGACGCCGTAATAAGTTAATTATGAAGGAAGATTTCGAAAACTATTTCGGAACCCTTACTTCGCCGATGTATGTTCATAATGCCTATGCTACAGGTCAACAGGAAATCGAACAATCACAGGTAACAACTAAAGAATATCCGCTTGTTCAAAATGTTGTCGCATATTCTTTAATTGGTCGTCTATATATCAAGAATGATGGTGATTACTATCCGCGTGATATTCTCAATGATGACGATATTTCAGAACCATATACAATTTACGGTTCTGAATATTTGAATCATATTACCGACTATGTTAAATTCATGGTTTCACCTGTCGGTTATTATCACTGGCAATATTCGAAAAATCCAACAGAACAATGGATTAGAAATGTTCAGTTAATCCGTGAAAACTGTAAGGACAATTTACCTGTAAATACTACACTTCTTACCCTTCCGCCATTCTTACATTATTATGACTTGGTTGGAACCGTTCGTGTAAATTCGACCGCAAATCTTCAGGAATACAATAAAAGGCTTAAAAACAAGGTCTATAAGTTCCTTGATGATTCTTTGCGTTCTACAAAGAAAGTCTATAAGGCTGACATTATCAAGATTTATACAGATGACCCAGATACGCTAAGTATTGACGCAGATATTAAGGTATCTGATTTAATTAAGTCTCCAGAACAGGAATACGAATGGGACAATAAAATGGCTTCAAGTAACTTATTCAGTGCAGAACTTGATAAGACACTTCAAACCTACAGCGATGAAATTTCAATCTACAATAGTAACCATGGTGCAAATGTCGTTATGGGTGCAGATTTGAGCTGGTTACAGGGTCCATTCAATGTGTTACATATTCCGAAAACAGATCTTCGCGGTAAGCAGCTTTTCGAAAAACTTGTTGACGGTATCAATGTTCAGCTCACATATCAGTTCTACTGCCCTGAAAATGAACATACGTATACCAAAAAAGTGATAACCCATTGTAAAGCCACAGAATTTAAAGATGAAAACAGTAATGTCTTTATAAATCTGGAATTACCGATGGTTTATACCGCTAATGACCTTACGTTGAAAGGTGTACATTATGACTTGGTTTATGTAAAAATAGTTATTCCAAGCTATAATGACCTTGCATCTACTTCGCAGCTTGATTCTTTAAAGGCTTCTGTATATAAACTTGAAGCTAAACAAATTACTTATATAAAGAATAAATTAACTCGCTGGTTGAAGAATGCCCGTATAAGTAAAAGTGCTGACCGTGCAATTCCATTGCCTTATAACGTTAGTATGTATAACGATATAAATGCTCGTGAAGAAGAAATCATGCGTAAAGGTAATGTTATTGGTGAACATCAATATACTATTTCTGAAGCATCTTTCTGGAATTATTTTGCATGTGAACAGATATTAAAGACTTATTATAAGGACAATATTAATGCAGAAACCTATCCAACTAATGAATATTGGGTTGGTGCTTCTAAATTACTTTATGACCTTTATGTACTTGTCAAAGCAAGCATTGATGACTCCGTTCTTGACGACAATAACAACATTACAAACTTTTCTATGGAACAAGAAGGTGCTGTTGTTATCAATAAATTAAATGTCGTTCAATACTAGTTTTAATTAGTTTTATTAAAAATAAAACCTACTCTTATCGAGTAGGTTTTTATTTTGAGATATGTAAGGATTATATAATGTAATATCCTTGCGGGTCCATGATTGTTGGGAGTTCATTTACACGATACAAAGTAATCTCACCAGGAGCGGTTGTATTACCACCAGAAACATAGTTACCACTTGTAACTGTAGGACCAACACCACCACCAGAAGCAGTATCGCCAGCATAAACAGGAACATTCGGAACCCAATCGCTGAAGAACTTATTATCGTTGAATTCATCAAGAGGAATACATCCACGATTCTTTGTACTCCAGTGATACTGTTCTGTACTAGTATATGCAGAATAACAGTATTCAATCTTCTTACAGATACAGCTTGCGTCCATAGAAGGTGGTGCCCAAATATCCATCATGTGGTAACCACCAGCAGAAGCCGGTTGACCAACATAGTAATACTTCAAGCTACAAGTCTGCATTGGAATATAACGCGGTGCTTGACCATTATAACGATACCATGGCATAATCTTATTTACGAATACCCACTTATGAGTTACTCTACTGCCGGTTTCGATATTATATTTCAACTTCTTAACAAGAATATTGATTTCACTCGGGATTTGCTTACCGAACAAAAGATTATTACTTGCGCTAACAGAAGATTC